CGGTAACCTTCTTGGTGGTCTGGGAAAGACTATCGGGAATGGTCTCGGTGGCCTGGTCGGAGGTGCTCTCAAGAGCATCACTGGCATGGGCGACTACCGCGTCAATGGGCCCAGCGGCAACAGTCTCAAGAATCTCTGGCAGAGCGGCGCTGGCACGCCATTCAGTATGGGCGATGCAGGTGCGAAATTCGCTGGTAGACCGCCACGCGTCACGCACCGCGAGTACATCGCCCCCGTCGTGTCTCCCAACATACCTGGTGGCCCGGTGAAGTTCAACACAACGGTGTACCGTATCCAGCCCGGCCTCAAGTCGGCTGATACGCTGTTCCCGTGGGCTTCATCCGTGGCTTCGTGCTTTCAACAGTACGAGCTCCATGGCATGATTCTGGAGTATGTGAGCACCTCCTCGGACTATGCGACTGGTGCAGCTCTCGGTGAGGTGTGCATGAGCACGCTTTACAATGCGAGCGCTGACCCCCTCAGCACTATCCAGGAGGTCCTCAACAACGACTACACCACGACTGGCAAGCCAAGTCTCTCGTTCGTGCACCCCATTGAGTGTGCGTCGAAGGAGTCTCCGACGACTATTCGCTACGTCCGTACGAGCAATACGACAACATCGACGGATGACGAGCGTCTCGACGACGTGGGCATCTTTCAGCTCACCACATCTGGCCTGTCGGCACCTGCCGGCACTCAGATCGGAGAGCTCTGGTGTATCTATGACATCGAGTTCCTCAAGCCTGAGCTACCTGATACTCATCTCGGCACTACATGGCATGCTGAAGGCTTCAGTCCCATCACAGGCGGCAGCGCAGTGCACCCTCTCGCTGGGCTCGTCACAGTGCCCACGAGCAGTCTGCCAGTGCGCATCGTCAATAACACGACTGTCGCCATGCCCGCCGGGTATGCTGGCAACTTCCTGATGCTCGTGGCGCTTCGCAGCACCGCGTCATCCATACCGCCATCCACTGGTGTCGCCAATATCCCCGTGCTCGGCACCGATCTACACGCTCTGAGTGTGTGGCCAGGCAACTCGAACACGGCGAACGACTCGAATTTCTTCTATGTCGGTGGCAGCACAAGCCAGTCGAACGTCTACG